TCCGACCGCCTATGATGTAGATGCTGTTGTGGAACAGTTGAAAGAAACTAAGGCTTATATGCTATATGAGAATATGAACGCTGATGTTAAGTGGATTGATAAGGCAATCGAGATAGTAAAGGCAGGTGGTAACGCTTGAATTATCAGAACATAGCAAGAGCCAAGGCGATAGAACAGGAAAACAAAAAGCGACTATTGAAGCTGAATCCAAAGCTGAATGACAGGAGTGGGATTTACTTCCTACTCCGAGAAGATGAAAACGGTTTTAAGTATGCTTATATCGGACAGGCGGTACATACACTTAGCAGATTGGCAAGCCACCTTGTAGGATATCAACAGCACATAGACCTTAGTTTACGCAAACATAAGCTGTATGACAAAGAGAAAAATCCTTATGGTTGGCGAGTCGAATTTCTGAATTTTCCCGAAAGTCAACTTGACGAGAAAGAGAAATATTACATCAAGCTATATGCTGATAAAGGTTATCAGCTTAGGAATGTCAGTTTAGGCGGTCAAGGAGAAAATCGTGCTAGTGGTTCAATAGGCGAGAGAAAAGCGCCTAAGGGCTATCTGCAGGGCGTACAGCAAGGTAGAAAGAACCTCGCAAGGGAATTATCGCATATCATCGAAAAACACCTTGTTGTGACGCTCAGAGAGGATAAACAGGGCAATAAGGTGTCACAGAAGCAACTAGATAAATTTATGGAGCTTATTAATGCAGATTCATATAAGGACGTTGAGTAAATGAAAAGAAAGGCGGCAATTATGGATAAATCACAACACTTAGAAGAAATAAAATCAACTGCTGAGAATTGTTATAACATTGGATATAAGCGTTGATATGAAGCAGCGATAGAAGATTTGAAAACAAAAATCATTGCAAATATGCATGTTGATATATCTGCAAAGATGATGAATGAGTTATTAGACGAATTAAGCAGCGTTTAGGAGAGGTGACATGAAAAAGAAAATAATTATATTTATGTTAAAGCATGATATTTTAAGAAACATATTTTTGATTGTTATGTCAGTGCCGGTAAGTATTTTCTATGGTTTAAAAGGATTCTGCGAAGAATTTTGCGGTGTATGGGAAGACACATTTGATAGCATAAAGGATAATGCTGAAGGAGTAAAAAGAAATTATGAATGAAGAAATGATGTTTACAGCTTGTAATATTCCGAAGTTTTTAGAGGAACAGATGAATAAAATGAAAGACACTCTTACAGGTGGTATGAACGAAGATAATCTTAAAGGTTTTGAGTATGCAGTAGATACTATGTTAAGTATTCTTAGGCAGATAATTCGTGCAGCCGAGATGGATGATGAGATTCTTGTGCATAGCGATAAAATCGCTGATGAGAATGAATTAGAAGAGTTTGATTTACATGATTTGTTAGAACTTTATGGTTGCAGAGTTGTGGCAAACTTACAGAAGAAAAGTGTTTAATGTTGTAAACTGAAATTTAGAAAGGATGCCAGCCTGGTAAGAGAAAAGAACAGGCAAAGTAAATAATTTTATCCAAAACTTAAAAGAAAAAGGCACTACCGAGATAACACTTGATATAACAACAACAGGCAAAGGAATTGTCTATACATTAATTTGGTAGATATCCTGAAATCAAAAGAGAATTTGATGTAAAGATAAATTAGGATTTATGGAGGTAGATATATGATTACGCAGATAGGATTTTTAAGAAAAGGAGATGTGTTCAGATTTGAGGGTGATATTTACAAAGTAGGACATTTGTTGGAGAGTACAAATGGGTATGTTTCCTGTATTGATGTTAATACAGGAAAGAAAAAAAGATTGCATATTGATGTTGATGTAGAAATTGAACAGGCAAACTGAAATTTGTTGAAAGGAGTAAAACAGAGTGAAGTTTTTAAGCAAGAAGAAATGTGATGAAATTCTGAAAAGAATTACTGCAAATGAAATTATTCAGGTAGAGTACGGACTACACGATATGGAAGCGGAAACAAAGGCAACGGAAAATAGAGCAGAAATAGCTTTTATTATCGGTGGTTTCAAGGGTATGAATAAGGTGCAGAACACGTTGAGAAAAAGGTATAACAATATAAACCACGAGGGAAAAGATTAAAATACATCAACCGAAACTTGAGGAAAATAGGAGATTAATTAAATGGCAGAACGTAGAATGTTCACAAAAAAAGTCACTGATGATGATAATTTCATGGCTTTATCATCAAGTGCGCAAGCCTTATATTTGCATTTATCTATGTCTGCTGATGATGACGGATTTTGCAATCAGGTATCAGTTTCCATGTTCAAAGCTCACGCAAGTGTAGCTGATTTACAACAGCTATTGGAAAAAAGATACATTTATCAGTTTGATAATGGTGTGATTGTAATTAAGCATTGGCGCATGGCAAACGCTTTGAGAAAAGACCGGTATACACCAACGAATTTTAAGGAAGAATTGGCAAAATTAAAGATAAAATCCAATGGCGCATACACATTTTCTGACGATGGTTGCCGTGTGGTTGCCAATGGGTTGCCAGATGGTTGCCAAGTGGTTGCCACTTGTCTGCCACAGGATAGTATAGGTAAGGTAAGTATAGATAAGAATAGTATAGTTAAGGATAGTAAAGAAAAAGATATTGATAAATCAATATCTAAAAAGAAAACTGTCTACTACCCTGATGATGAAATGCTGGAGAGTGCTTTTCAGGAATATCTGACAATGCGAAAGAAGATTAAGAAGCCGATATGCACCGACATGGCATTGCACCGAGCTATGAACACTATCGAGAGACTTTCAAAGGGCGATAATGATTTGGCAGTTAAAATCCTTAATCAGTCAGTAGACCATTGTTGGCAAGGGCTGTTTGCACTAAAGGACAATGAGACACATTCAGCTAACAAAGGCACCATTGATTGGGATAATGTGTGAGGTAGAGAAATGACAAGAGACGAGACAGTTAAAATCATTCGCATAATGTGTGATTGCTACCCCAATTACAAGCCGAGCAATTTATCCGAGACTGTAGATGTGTGGAATATGATGTTGGAAGAATACAGTTACAGCCAAATATCTACAGCATTGAAAGTTTACGTGCATTCCGATACAAGCGGTTTTGCACCGAGCATCGGACAGTTAATTAACAAACTGCATGAGGTTCAATCCCCACAGGAACTTAACGAAATGGAAGCATGGATGCTTGTTAGCAAGGCACTACGAAATGGCTACTATGGTGCAGTTGAAGAATTTAACAAGCTACCACCACTCGTACAAAAGGCTGTCGGAAGTCCTGATAATCTTAGGAACTGGGCACTGACGGACATAAACAGCATTGAAAACGTAGTGCAGTCAAACTTTATGAGAACCTATAGGACAGTTGTTAGTCGAGATAAGGAATATCAAAGAATGCCAAAGGATATACAGGCATTGATTGAAAATGTCAATAGAAGCTCGTATTCGGCTCAAATCGGCTCTAAAAATCAACAGACGATAAAATTATCGCTTGAAGATAATAAAAGCCAAAATAAGCCGATTAAAGGCATTCCAATGCCAAAAGAAATTAAGGAACGTATCGAGCAGATGAAAAGATAGGAGGTAAAGAGGTTTGTGCGCACATTAAAACTGGTTTTACTCCTAGCAAAAAATGATAAAAGACAAGTATTCAAGGCAGAGATATGAAGAACGAAAAGCTAGTAACCTTTGCGTGCTTTGCGGAAAGCCGCTTGATAGAGAAGGTGTGGTTTGCACGGCATGTAACAGCAAACGCACAGCATATGGCCGAGAGCTTTATAAAAAATTACAGGCAGTTGGTGTTTGCCCCAGGTGTGGCAAGAACTTGCTATATGGTGACGAAAAAAGCTGTGTTGAGTGTAGGGCAAAATCAGCCGAAGCCATGTCAAAGATACGTGCTGCTGATGTTGAAAAATACAATGAGCGACAAAAAGTATGGCGAAAAGCACGATACGAAAAAGACAAGAAAAATGGCATATGCACACGCTGTCGCAAAAGGAAAGCAGACCTGGGACATACCACTTGCACATTTTGCCGGGAAACAATGAGAAGAGCACACGTTAAAATGCCCGAAAGAACCGGCAGATATGAACAAGGACTATGTTTTTTCTGCGATAATCCGGTAAAACCCGGATATAAAGTTTGTGAAATGCACTATCAGAAGAACGTTAAGAATGCAACTTGTGAAAAGGCAAACTTGGCACGGCAGAAAATAAAAGAGAGGAGTCCACAATGGACACCTTGAAAGATTTTTACGATTTTTACCGACCACTGCAAAGGAAATATGACTTGCAAATGATTTACAGAACCAATAGCAAGGAAGCAAAAATAACTATCCGGTGGCACGGTAAAGAGATTGTAAAAGTCACAGAAGAAACTACAGAAGCCTGCTTTAGCAGAACGAAACGAGAACTTGAAGAAAGAATGAAAAAATATGAGCAACAAACTGAAACCAAAGAAAAAGCACAAAGAGCCGGATTTTACATGGACAAAATCCGAAAGAGTTACGCTGAAAAGCAGTAATAACCGCAGAAAGCTCGTAAGTCGGTCTTTCACAGACTTTATGGACTTAGGATACTATGTACTGTATTTACATCATGGGTTTGGCAATAAGCGCATTGTAAGGCTTGAAAGAACCATAAATGAGTACCTTGAAAGGGCACAGACTGAAAATGAAATGAAAACTGAAACACTTGCCGAACTTTTGGAAGTGAGATACGGCATTGATGTGCAGAAAGAGATTAATTTAATCCCAATGCAGCAGTTGATTAGGATTTATCAAAGGAATAATCCACTCACAATAAACGATACGAGACAGCTCTTAAATGACACGGCATACAGCTACATGACTTTAGCATGTACAGCACTTAAGCTGATGTTTAAATTGTCGGTCAGAGAGATTGAAGAATTTATCACAGAATTTAGGGATTTAATCGACACACTGTATAAATTTAATCAATTCGGTCTGACATTACCAAAAGTGGCGCAATGCCTTGCTGATGAAGTTAATTACGTTGATGAAAGGTACATAAAGGTGATTGATTAATGACTTATGCATGGGATAACGACAGCACTCAAAATGCTCACATAAAGCAGATGAGAGACGATAGGCAAAAAGCCTACATGGAAAAACACAGAGACAATAAAGCATATGAGAGATTTAAACATATGCCAGATTATGGGAAAGGGGCAAAGCAATGACAAATAGAGAGAAATTTGCAGAACAGATTTTAGATATTGCTTGTAGCAATGACACAATAGCAGTTGACAAAGCAACATTAGAGCCGATAGCGTGTGGCAAATCAGAGTGTAAAGATTGTTTATTCAATGTTTCTGATGTTATGTCTTGCGGAGGCAAAAGGATAAAATGGGCGAATAGTGAATATGTTGAACCGCCTGTTGACTGGTCAAAAGTTGCAGTTGATACACCAATACTAATAAGAGATAGCAGTTTTTCCAAGTGGGGTAAAAGATATTTTGCGAAATATGAGAATGGAAGAGTTTATGCTTGGAGCAATGGAGCAACATCGTGGACTGGCGATAGGTGTACACCATGGAAGCTGGCTAAGCTTCCGGACAAGGAGCAGTAATGAATATTGATGAATTTATAGAACGTGCGCAAGAATCAGCTAGAGAGCATCGTTATCATGCAGATTTCTTTGATATAGATAATCCTATGCGTGTCGCTTGCATTAAAAGCGCAGAAGATTGCGAGCAGTTAGCCGAATGGCTTGAAAAATCCAAAGAGTATCAGCACTTAGAAGAACAGGACAGAATTATCAAATTTTATCATTGCGAAAGTCTCAATGAGTATTATATCGGAAAACGTTGCGGCAATTTCTATTATGCAGAAGCAGAGGTTCAACCAAATGGAGATATTTGTTTATATTATAAATGGTCAAGATATTTGCCTTGGGGCGAACACGTAGTAGATGAATTGTCATTATGGAAAGAGTATACATATCCGAGCGAACCAAAGGAAATATCTTTTGAGGAATGGTTAAAGGGATGGCTATCCGGAGCCGAAGCAAAACTGAAAAAATTGAGAGGTGGAGAATGAGTACAGGAATGAATTTGGAAGAAGCGAAAATCGTAGCAGATAATATTGGCACATCACTATATTATGACGTCTACAGTAAAGCACTCGATGATTTGTTAAATTCTCTTCCGGATTGTGATTATGTCGGAATAGAGCGTCTTGTTTGCTTGGTGGAACAGTTAAAGAGAGGTAGAGAAAATGAAGAAAGAAGTTGACGGAGTAGTGGTCGAGACGAAAAGTATTCTGACTGCGCTAAAAATCATTAAGATAGTGTGCGAGGATAACGACTGCCTAACTTGTCCTTTTGGGAAAATTGAAAATGAAAAGGGTTTGTGTCTAGTCAAAGATACAATACCTAGTGTATGGAATATAAATAAACCTAATGATGTATGGAGGGCATTGGAATGAACAAAGTAAAAGAAGAAAGAGTGACTGACTTGTCTATTGTCATGGAAATGATAGATAGTAAACCTTATTACAGTGTGCAGTACAGAAATGTCGGTGAGAATGGCTATAACATTGGATACAGCTCATACAATTTAAAGACTGTATTGGAGTTCATTGATGAATATTTTGAGATTGTGGAAAGCGATAAACAGACCCATGCCGACAGGATAAGGAATATGTCGGATGAAGAAATGGCAAAACGTATTGCAAGCAGTCCGAACTTTAATTGTGCCGATTATTGCGATAGCTTTTCGGATGGGTGCGCTTTCAGATGCAATAGGAAAGAAAGAGAACTGGCATTAACGTTAAATTGGCTTCAATCAGAAGCGGAATAGGAGAGGACAAAGATATGTATTGTAACGGAACATGCAAATATTTAAACGAACGTAAGCACAAATGTGAGCTGACAGGGGAAAAGTTAAGTTACATGAAACAATCCGGAAGTTTATCTTTCGCAGTTCATGAGCATAGAGGAATTTGCAAAGGAGATAGAGAGAATGGAAGATAGATACTTGTACAAGGCAAAAAGACTTAATAACGGAGAATGGGTACAAGGATATTATGTAAAAGGTTTAGATGTGTATGGCAAAGAAGTTCATCTAATATTTGAACCTAACACAATGTTTTATTCTAGCGGAGAGACAGACGGATGGTACAAAGTAGACCCATCTACAATCTGCCAATGCACAGGCTTGAAAGATAAGAACGGCAAGCTGATTTGGGAGAATGATATTGTAAAAATAAATAATAGCAAGGGGAATGTGCTCATAACATTCGGAGATTTTGAAATTATATGTACAATTCCTAACGAAAAATATTATAAGCACAGGCTTGAATATGATACTGAATATGAAGTTGTCGGAAACGTCTTTGACAATCCGGAGTTATTAGAAAGCGAGGGATAGCATGACCGACACAACAACAGTAGTATACACTACCCTCATAGTGTTCAGCATAATCGGTCTGACAGAGGTAGCGTTTGCGTGGCACGGCATCCGTGGACGAGATAAGGCCGATGATGAGATACTAGAGCAGTGGTGCAGCGAAAATATTAAATATTAATTAATTTATCAGAGAGGAATAGGTTGTCGCGACATAAAACCGAGGTTTCCTTTTGGTAAGAGAAAATGAATTTTGACAATTACTCTTGTGATAATCAAATGAGCATATTTGACTTCACAAGAGAACCAATTAGCATTACAAAGCCTATCCGCTTGATAGAATTATTTGCCGGCTACGGAAGTCAGGCAATGGTACTAAAGAGAATAGGTGCTAAATTTGAGCACCACAGAGTTGTGGAGTTTGATAAGTATGCCATAGCAAGCTATAACGCAGTGCATGGCACAGATTTTCCTACAATGGATATAACTAAGGTTCATGCAGAAGATTTGAATATCTGCGACACAAATGCATTCACTTACTTACTTACTCATTCCCTTGTACGGATTTATCAGTTGCCGGAAAACAAGCTGGAATGTCCAAGGGCAGTGGTACAAGAAGCGGTCTGTTGTGGGAAGTTGAAAGAATACTAACAGAAATCAGAGATAGTAACGGAGAATTACCACAGATTTTATTCATGGAGAATGTGCCACAAGTACATAGCCAGGATAATATGCCCGATTTTAGGAAGTGGCTAGATTTCCTTGAAAGCTTAGGTTACACAAATTACTATCAAGACTTGAACGCTAAAAATTATGGTATAGCGCAAAATCGTGAAAGATGTTTTATGTTTTCATTCCTGGGCGAGTACAATTACCATTTCCCACAGCCCATACCACTCAAAAAGAAGTTAAAAGACTATCTCGAGGATAATGTAGATGAAAAGTATTACATTAACAATGAAAAGACTGACAAGCTGATAAAACAGCTTATTGACAACGGCACATTACCACAACACAATCTTGACAGACAGACAGACAGACAGACAGACA